ATAAACAGATACAAGAAAGGAAAGATTTAGCGTTCCAAATAAAACTAAAGGAAGATGGCAACGAGCAACTTTTTAATGATACCAAGTCAGCATTATCGGCATTATCAGGATTAAACAGAAATGCATTTGAAGCCTATAAAAGATTTCAAATTGCAGAAGCGACCATCAATGCTATTCAATCAGCTTCACAAGCATTTAAAACATACGCAAGTATTTTTCCAGCTAACATCGCTATCGCTGGAATGGCTTAAGTGAAAGGTATGGCGACGGTGGCACAAATCAAGGCACAAACTTATTCTGGAAAAAGAATGGGTGGTGGTGTTCGTGAAGGTACGCCCTATATGGTTGGGGAAGCTGGAAGGGAATTATTTGTTCCTAATCAAAGTGGAAACATTGTTGCAAACGATCAGTTGGGAAGAAATATAAATGTTAATTTTCACATTGAAACGGTGGATGCTGGTGGCTTTGACCAACTGTTATCACAAAGACGGTCTTTAATTGTCAATATGATTAATAGTGCTGTCAATGAACAAGGCAAACAGGCAATCGTATGAAAACAATAATACATATCAATCAGCATAAGATTAGAAGCAATATTCATAAAAGTTTAAGGCATAAAGAGCCTGTCATTACAGTTAAGAATTACAAGACAAACAATTATTGCAATGAAGTAAAAATTCTAGGCGAAAGCAAGGTTGTCTATTCACCAGACAAGCCATTAAGTTGTGGTGCTAGATGTTGGGTGGAAACACAATCTGAAGTTGAGGTGATACGATGAGTGGTGCATTACCCAATACCGATTTTCAAGTTTTTAACATTAAAAGCAATCAACCGACTTTAGTGAGTGTCAGCGATAGTGGAAAATCATTCAGGCGACAAGTATCAGGACAAAGATGGTCTATGACTTTAAGCTATCCGATAATGACCAGATCAGTATTCGCACCTACGATGGCGTTTATCGTGAAACAAAGGGGTGCAAAAGAAAGTTTTACCATAACCTATCCAAGCTATATGAACGCACAAGGCAATGAAACAGGAACAGTTTTAGTCAATGGCGTTCATTCTGCTGGTGACACGACAATTGCAATGGATGGATTTGGTGGTGACGGTGCTGGAAGGTTTTTGGCTGGTGATTTTATAAAGTTTAGTGGACACGATAAGGTCTATATGGTTGTTGCCGATGTAACAAGTTCAAGTAATGCTGCGACTGTAACGATAGAGCCATCCATAACTACAGCTTTGGCAAACAATGAAACAGTTACCTATGACAGCGTTCCTTTTACAGTTTATCTTTTAAATGATGTTCAGGAATTTAATGCTGGTCAAGGAAATTCATCAGGGCTTCCTCTATTCAAGTTTGAGTTGGATGTAATTGAGGCAATTTAAATGGCTAGGGGATTAACAAGTGCTGTTAAGACGGAACTAGCAACAGGTGATGCGACAGCTATTGAGCCTGTCTTTCTTTTTTATTTGGGATTTGCCACACCGTTATACAAGACTAATTGTTCTTTTAACTTAACTTCAAGCGTGAGTGGCTCTAGCCAAACCTATACATCTGATGGTTTTATTCTAGGCATAAGCACAATGTCAGAAACAACAGAGCCAATAAAAAATTCATTAAAAATAACAATTAGTGGGGTCAGTCAGCCCATCATATCTGTTATTCTTAATGAAAACATAATTAATGACAGCGTGAAGATATGGCAAGGGTTTTTGGATACATCTAATGCACTTATAGCAGACCCCTATCTTTTGTTTGACGGAACTATCAACCAATATTCAATAGAGGATGATACAAAAACAGCATTAGTTGGATTGGAACTGACTTCCACTTGGGGTCAGTTTGAAAAAGTCAATGGTCGAAACACAAGCGACACTTCACAGCAACGACACTTTGCAAGTGACAAGGGTTTTGAATTTTCAGCCTTGACGATTAGGGATATTAGATGGGGTAGGGCGTGAAGAATTTTACTTGGATATTATTTTTTCTTTTTGTTTTAATGCAACCAAGCGAGGCTCACGCTGGTTGGTTTTCAGCAGTTACGAGTTTTTTTGGTACTATAACTTCCAGCCCTATATTCACTTGGTTAAGCCCTATTGTTACCATAATAAGTGTTGCAATGATGGCTATATCGTGGCTGAACAAGCCAGACGAGCCAGACTTCAATGTTAATGAGCCATCGCCAGAACAAAGAACAAAGGGAATTTTAGCCAATAAAACTTCTGGTATCGCTTCCTTGCCTGTCATTTATGGCAAGAGGAAGGTTGGTGGAAATATTGTTTTTCTTGAAACTTCTGGAACGGACAATGAATTTTTATATATGATTTTTGCTTTAGCAGAGGGCATTTGTGAAAGTTGTGAAAGTATTTACATTGATGACAAGCTGGTTACTTGGAGTGGTGCATTAACGGATGGCACTTTAAGAACTGTTGGCTCTAGTGATTCAAATTTTTACAAGGATTCAACATCGCACATTTCCGTTGCTTGGTATGATGGCGATGACAGTCAAACCTATGACACGACAGTAGGCTCACTATCTAGCTGGACTTCCAATCACCGTTTGCGTGGCGTATCCTATCTTGCTTTCAAGTTCACTTGGAATCAGGATATATTTTCTTCAATACCAAATGTTAAAGCTATTATTAAGGGAAGAAAAGTTTACAATCCTAATCTGGATGGAACAAAAACAGGTGGAAGTGGCTCACATAGGGAAGATACGGTGTCAACCCACGAATGGTCGGATAATCCAGCCTATTGTCTATTGGATTATCTACGCAATGCTCGTTACGGTATGGGTATTGCTAACGCTAACTTTGATGATGATTACGCTGATTGGCAGACTGCTGGGGATGTTTGTGATACTGATGTTACTGCTTATGGCTCTACTACTATAGACATTTTTGACTGCAATGCAGTTTTCGATACAAAATCAAAGGTTATAAAAAATGTTAAGGATTTTCTGTCTGGTTGCAGAGGCTACTTAAACTATACAGGTGGAAAATATAAACTGCTAATTGAAACTACAGGAAGTGCATCAATAACATTAACGGAAGATAATATCATTGGTGGCATTGGCATCAGTAGCAAGGATAAAAATTCAAGATTTAACAGGGTCATATGCAGTTTTGTAAACCCTGACAAGAATTACACAAGCGATGAAGCCCAATTTCCACCTGTGGATGATAGTGGTGAAACTTCAGCCGATCAACACGCAACAATGAAAACTGCCGATGGTGGCATACTGTTAGAAGGCAGATTTGACTTGCCGACTGTGACTAGCCCATATCAGGCACAAGAAACAGCAGAAGTTATTTTAAGAAGAAGCAGAAGCAGTCTGGAAGTAAGCCTGAAGGCTGATTCTACTGCATTGGACTTGGCGATAGGCGACATTGTGAACATAACACACGCAACACCTAGCTTTAGTGCAAAGGCGTTTCGAGTTATGGGAATGACGATTAATTCCGACTTGACTTGCGACTTACAATTAATTGAACATCAAGATGCCTATTACACTTGGGCGACAAAAACACAAGTTGCCACCATACCGACAACAACATTGCCCAATCCTTATTCTGTTACAGCACCAGCGAGTTTAACACTTACGGATAGTTTGGTGGAGTATTCGGATGGCGTTGTGATTACGAAAATGGTGATTGTCGTTGGAGTTTCGACAGATAAGTTTGCACAATACTATCAAGTGGAAGCGAAAATAAGCACCGATTCAGATTATGTTATTTTAGGAAAAGGAACACAGCTTAATTATGAAATGCTGAATGTTATTGATACCAAGACCTATGATGTAAGGGTTAAGGCGATCAATAGCTTGGGTGTCAGTTCTACTTATACAAGTGCAAATAGAGTTATTGTGGGTGGTAGCGACCCACCAAGTAATATTTCAGATTTTGCCATTGAAATGCACGGAAGCGATCAAATGCGATTGACTTGGACGCCACCAACTGCCTCAACGGATTTGGATATTGCCTATTATGAAATTCGTTATCAAAATGTGACGAGTGGTGCATTATGGAATAACAGCACGAATTTAATCAGGGTAACAAGAAGAAAATCGGATAACGCCATTGTGAATAGTCGGACAGGTGCTTTTCTTATTAAGGCGATTGACAAGACAGGAAATGAATCAAATGCTGAAACCATTATTTATACAAATATTGCCAATGTGTTTAACTATACGGACATTTCGACAACAACAGAAACCATATCACTTCTGACAAGTGCCTCACAAATGGACTCAACCTATCCCTTATGCGTTAAGGAAGATTCAAGTGGCGATACTGTTCTTGCTCTTGATACCATTACCGATTTTGACGATACTGTGGGAAACTGGGATTCAGTTGAGGGCAATTTTGAACTAGGGGGAACAGACACGACAAGCAATCCAACTTATTCAACAGCCAACAGGGATGGTTTGGGTTATTATGATTTTGCCAACTCAATTTCCTTGTCAGGAATATTTGATGGCACAGTTCAACCGACAATAACTTTAGATCACGAAGACCCATATGACCAATTTGATTCTGGTCGTGGTTTCGCTTTTTTTGATGATGCACACGCACCCTTTGATGGAAGTGAGCCATCACACGCATTTCATAAAGTTCAAATAGCAGTCAGCAATACAAGTTTGGGTGATGCAACAACCTATCAAGATATTAGTTCATCAGCGACACACCAATTCAGATACGCAAAATTCAGATTACGACTGACCAATGATGATTATAAGACAAGTAGCAAGGTAACAGGACTGTCAGTTAAGCTGGGTATGGAAAACAGAACTGCCTCTGGTGCTGATATTGTAAGTGGAACAGGAACAAAGGCTGTAACCTTTGCCAATGCCTTTTATGCCACGCCTTCACTTGGCGTTGCTGTTCAAAATATGGCATCTGGCGACACCTACACCATAAGTTCAAAAAGTGCTACAGGGTTTTCCATTGCTTTTGTTAATTCAAGTGCGAGTGGTGTTGACAGGACTTTTGATTATGTGGCAAAGGGTTATGGATTAACACCGTAAAACACAAATCATAATGGGTTGATACACATTAATTAATAAGATAAAAAATAAAACAAATAGGATAAAAAGAAAATATGTCACAAGTTTCAGATGTAAGCATTGCCAATCAAGGATTTTCGGCTTTTAGAACGGAATTAAATAATATTTTAGGTGCTTTGAATACAACAAACATAGGTGCTTCTGCACCAGCTAGTTTAAGTGCTGGGTCACTTTGGGTTGACACCTCTGGGGGTGTTACGGCTTATAAATTATATTTTTATGATGGCTCTGATTCAATAGAAATGGGAACAATTAATACAACGGCTAATACTGTTGATTGGACAGACAGTTCAGTTACAGTTGGCGCAGATTGGATTCCTACGACTTGTGGAACAGGCAAAGCAATGGTAATGGGATTTTAAGGAGTAAAATATGGCAAGTGAATTATTAAAAGTATCGCATACGGCTGGGGTTACAAATTCTGAAAGTGTTTTAATTAATGGTGTGAGTGGACATACTTATGCTATTCTTTCAATTTCAATTTGTGAAACTGCTGGCGCGGCTGAAACATTTGATTTGTATATTGATTACTATGGTGGAGGATGGGATGATGAAATCTATTCCGACCAAGCTTTAGGTGCGAATGTAACATTTATTCATAATGACAGAATAGTCATAGAGGGTACTGACCATTTATGTGCCGCAACTGCAAGCTCAGCCAATGTTGATATTGTTGTGACTTATTTAGATCAAACATTATAGGAAAAATTATGAGTGGAATTGTAGGAAGTAGACTTAATAATAGAGGTTCAGGAGTTGTAGGAAAACTAGGAACTGATGGACAGGTATTAACATCTTCTGGTGCTGGTGTTAGTGCTGTTTATGAATCTATTTCTGCTGGTGGCGACCTGTCATTCGGTGGCGATACATTCGGTGCGAACAAAGTCATTGGCTCTAATGATGCTTACACACTTTCTCTTGAAACAAATGGTAATACGGCTATGACGATTGATACAAATGGTCATATAACACAACCATTGCAACCAGCTTTTGTTGTTTCTCCATCTGCAAATTCAGCCGATATTTCAGCAGATACAACTCATACTATTACTGCTAATACGGAAATTTTAGACAGAAATGGGGACTGGGATGGCACTAATACTTTCACAGCCCCTGTAACTGGAATGTATATGTTAAGTGGAACTGTAGGTGTGTATGACTTTGACCACGATAATAACTATTCAGCCCTTTTCGTTTTAACAAGCAACAGAAGATGGACACCTATGTTTAGTTTAAATAATGCTTTTGGTGTTGATGGTACATATTTCTTTGCGTTTGGTGTAGC